CGGCATGGCATCGACGCCCATGGTGGGGCAAGGTGTTTGGAGATAATCCGGGGTGGGATCGTCCAACAGAAGAGGACCAAGAGGACCAATAACATGCCATGGGTCATTCGAAACCGGAAACCGAGACGCAGACTGGTCAGACGCGAGATGGCGTTGTACTGGTCGAATGAATTTGGGTGGACGTCGAAGACGGACGCGACCATATTCACGGAGGCCGAGAAAGAACAGTTTCTTCTGCCCCGTGATGGGGAATGGGAAGAGGTCCATGTTCTCTAAGATGCCGTTGAAATGTTGCATCTGTGGGGTGGACTACGAAGCATCCGTCACCGCCCCATGGCAGAAGTTCACGGCTGGGGTGTGCAGTGAGGACTGCTTCGATGAAAAGAACTGGCGGCGAACCCTGTCCATTATGGGCCAGACATATTACCCGAAACCTGTGGAGAAAAAGTCGTGAGTCTGAAATGCCCAGAGCATGACGTCGAAGCGGTGTTGGTGGATGACGCCGTGATCTACCATGGGCATTCGTTTGGTCGTGTCTGGATGTGCCCCCACCAAGGATGCACACGTCGAGTCGGGGCACACAAAGACTCAGGAGCACCGAAGGGGTCACTGGCCACCGAGAGCATGAGGAGAGCACGTATCAAGGCGCATGCGGCCTTTGATGGCTGGTGGAAGCGTGAGGGAATTAAGCGAAGCCACGCCTACAAGAAATTGTCCGAGGTGATGGGCAGTAAACGACATGCTCACATTGGCCACATGGATGAAGCCGAATGCCAGCGTGTCATTCAAGAGTTTGGGGTGAAGCCATGAAGTGGGTGATGTATGAGGTCTGGACGACGGCCTACATCGTGGAGGCCGATACCGAGGCCGCTGCTCTTGAGAAGAGTGGACCGCCGCGAGAGGGCATGATTCTGGGTGAACGGCGTGTGGTGCCGCTGTCAGCCGACGAGCCGAAGAAAGACCCGAACGCCTACAAACCATGGGGCAGTCGGTATCAGAATCCGTTGGGGTGAGGTCATGTCGAAGCGTATCGAGACGGTGGCTCCGATTGTTGGATTCTGCCATATGCGTGTGTGCGCGGTGTCGGAAGCCACGGATGAAGAGATTCTGGAGCACTGCAACAGCAACAACCCAGCCGGGACAGAATTCGGGTGGATGATGGTGATCCGAGGGAATGACGCCATCGTGGGACCGATTAGGTGTGCTGACGATCCGAAGCGCACTCACTTCTTGGTGAGATGTTAGTCATTGCAATTGAGTGCAAAAATCCGTAGACTGAACAATCTTCTTTAATTGCAAGGCATGATTTGTCAGGTGGCCTATGCTGAAGTTGATTGGGGACACCGCGTCCAAGTCTGACCGGCCCGAGCACAAGATTACGTTCATCCAGAAGGTCATCAAGGGTGAAACGTGGATGGTGATGGCGCATAGCGCCGTCGAACTAGAGGACGAATGGTCAAGCCTCTATTTCACGTCAGGCAGTCAGAACAACCTGTTCCTGATGCCGCCATTCGAACCCAATGTCCTACTCAACCTTGTCCAAACCAACAATGTCCTGAACCAGTGCATCGAAGCGATGGAAGTGAACATCGATGGCACAGGGCACGAATTTGTCCCGGTGGAGGAAGGCAAGGATATCAACAAGGACGAGGAGAAGAAGGCCAAGGCATTTTTCGAAGAGCCGTACCCGAACATCTCCATGGTGTCGATCCGTCGCAAGTTGCGGCGGCAGATGGAGTCGGTGGGGTATGGATTCATTGAAGTGCTCCGGAACATGGCCGAAGAGGTCGTGGGCCTGCGGAGCGTGGAGACGGCTCACATACGCATGGTGAAGCTGGACAAGCCCATTCAGGTCAAGAAGAAGGTCATGCGTGATGGGAAGGAAGTGGAACTGCTCATCTGGGAACGCGAACGAAGGTTCGCCCAGACTGTTGCGTTGAAGCAGCAGGTGTACTATCGGGAGTTCGGGACGACCCGCCATATCAATCGAGACACTGGAGATTGGGAAGAAGAAGGCAAGAAAGTCCCACCGGAGCAGCGTGGGTCTGAGTTGTTGTGTCTGGGTATTAACCCTGACGTGACCACGCCCTACTGGCTCCCGCGCTGGATTAACCAGCTTCCGTCTGTCATTGGTTCCCGTGCGGCTGAGGAACAGAACCTTCAGTTCTTGGATGCTGGTGGCCTGCCCCCGGCCATCGTGTTCATTCAGGGTGGCACGCTGATCAAGGACACATCCGACCAGCTTCGCATGTACCTGTCGGGCCTCAACAAGAACAAGAACCGAGCGGTGGTGGTCGAGGTGCAGTCGAGCAGCGGTTCACTCGATGCCGCAGGCAAGGTAGACGTCAAGGTCGAGAGATTTGGTAGTGCCCAGTCTCAGGACGCCATGTATACCCAGTACGATGAGTCCACCAAGGAGCATGTCCGGATTGGATTCAGACTGCCACCTCTCTTCCTTGGTTACGCATCGGACTACAACTTCGCCACCGCACAGGTGAGCTACATGGTGGCCGAGGCCCAAGTATTCCTGCCAGAGCGTGCGGAGTTCGATGAGATGGTCAACAAGACCATCATGAAGGAGCTAGGGCTGAAGACACTCGTGTTCAAGTCCAAGCCCATCACGCTGAAGGATGTGGAGACCCAGTTGAAGGCGTTGGAGTTGTCAGCCACCCTTGCCACCCGAGAGAGCTACCTGAAGGAGATCAACACGGTCAGCAGTATGGCGCTGGAGTTGGCCGAGATGCCTGCACAGGGTGTGGGGCCAGACAATATGCCGTTGAAGAACACGCCGACCGCTGATGAGATGGATTCAGGTAAGCTCCCAGCACACATTGAGGAAGTGAAGGCGGGGACGAAGCCCGAGCCGAAGCCACCCAAGGAGAAGGAAGAGACGCATGTCGTGCTGAAGCCGGGTGATGAGATGCACCCGAAGCCCAAGCCGGGGCAGAAGATCATCGCCAAACCGAGGGAAAGAAAAGCGGCGGCGGATCTGTTGGCGTTGGTACAAGACTACGCGATGTATCAGGGATTGATGCCGAATCTGGCCAAGAAACAAGAGATGACGGCGGAAGGCGCTGAGGAGATCAATGCACAGGTCGAGTCATTGGTGCCGGATGACCTGAGAGCGTTCAACAGTCTCTTAGCCATGGTGGTGTTCGGGTCTGATGATGCGGACCTGTCTACGATTGTCGCGGCGTCGAGGTAGCCACATCCCGTGGCGAAGACCGTAGACCTGAGAACGTATATCGCTCTGGAGAAGGCGTTCCAACGCCGTCTTCTCAGGTCATGGCGTATTCAGTCAGCCCCCACCTACGCAGCTATTACCCACGCCTGTCTGGACCATAAATGGGATGAAGCACGCCGTCTGGTCACTGACCTTGACATGGCGGAAGTGGGGACAGAAAACAGGGAATGGATCACCTACATGCTCCTTTCCCTTGGTGTATTCGGGGCCAATATGGTGGCCAAGGGGAAGCCAAGTTTTGTAGGCGTCGGCAGCTTCGATACCTTCCTGAAGCAAACCACCAATAACATTCTCCAGTATCTGGAATTCAATGCCACCGCACAGATTCAGGCCGAGGCATTGCAATCAATTGCCGAGGATGAGGCCAAGACCAAAGCCGCTAGTCTGAAGGTGGCGTTCGACCCGGCCCAGCCACGAGATAAAGAAGGCCAGTGGACGCGCTCTGCACGTATCGTGTCCCGTCTATTGGATAGGGCCAAGGGACTGAACAAGCATGAGCATGAGGACTACCAGCCCGTCACCATCACCGATGAGCCGAGGAAGACAAAGCTCCTGTTGCCTGATGGCACTCGACTCGCCAGTCAGGCGAGAGAACATTCGGATGTGGTCTTTGAAGCACTGATGCAGGAAGGCCAAGGCTTCCCACCAAATCTTGGGGCCGTGATGGCGGCAGGTGTGGTGAGGTATTCAGCGGGTCAGTATGGTGGTGTCGAGATTAAAGCTCCACTGACCATACAACAGGCACGCATCATCGCGGACGACTGGAACATCGAATACAAAGCTCAGGTCATTCGAATCGATATGTCACCACAAGGTGAGAACGATTTCGATAGCTATCAGAGCGGACAGCTTCAGACACCTGTCGAACCAGCACAACTCAAGAACTGGTCGGAGCGTGCTTTCCACAAGTTGAACACGAAGGCCGCATGGGATGAAGCCAAGCATCCACGCGATAAGGAAGGGCAGTTCGCACGGTCAGGCACGCTACGTCAGCCGGGGGAAGAGCCAGATGACATGGAGGGTGGTGGCCCCGAGCGGAAGAAGTGGTCTGACCTGAATGCCGCAGTGATGGCCGCTGATGATGAATTCTTTGCCGCGAAAGAAGCCCATCTGCCCCATGCCAATCGTGCGTGGGATCGGTTTGTGGAAGAAACCAAACCATTCAGTCCTGATGACACGGCTAACATTTCAGCCGTGGAAGAGAGGGTCTTCAGTGACCCCGAGTATCTAAAGACCAAGGCGGCACTCAAAGCCGCTGAGATGAAGCAACTCGATGCTGATGCCGCACTGAAGGCCCAGACACCCCTCATGAAGATCGAGGTGGTGACGAATCTGGCGAACAGCGAAGCCGAGAAGATGGGCGTGAGTCCGTGGCACATCAACGTGGTGGACAA